GATCCAACATACTCACCACCTAATCCATTTACTAATAAAGCTTATGAAAAATCAGCATTTGGAGCATTAGCTGCAGTATCAAATAAATTATTATATCAAGGTAAATATTTTAAAGCTGGTGAAATTGTCTCAACAGCTTGTTTAATCAGAGTTCCAACTAATGCTAATTATGGTATAGGAGCTAATTATAATCCTAATATAACAGGATCAGTAAAAGGAGCAACAATAGCACAAAATGTATTAAAATCAGGATCAGAATTATTATTCACTATAACATTAAATAATAGTTCAGGACAACCATCAAGTATATTTAAATCAGTAAATATGAGATTAAAATATTAAAAAATTGCATAATTAGATATATAGATATAATATATTTATAATTAAATAATAATTAAAAATGTTATCTAGATTACGAAATATAAATAAATTAAAAACTAAAAAAAATTATGATACATTATTACAAGATGTTACTAAAATAAATAATGAATTAACATATATAAAAAATGATGAAATAATAAAATTTTTATTAGATTATAAATCATTAAATGATTATAAAAATTATGATATAGATAAAATAATAAAAGAATTAAAAGAATTAAAAAATTTATTACAGCGGGGGACTATTTTTAATGACATGATTTAAAATTTATATTATTATATTATTTTTATTTTTATGTGATTTTGTATTTAAATGTATATCATATAATGATTTTGATATTACACCAAAATCACATCTTTCACAGTAATATTTATACCCTTCTTTCCTCTCTTCTTTCGTTGAATGTATATTTAATTTATGAACTAAATAATTATTCTTATTTTTCGTTATAAAATTGCATTTATCACAATTATATATTTTCTTTTCATTCTCATTTTTTTTATTTCTTGTTCCTATTATTCCAGTATTATGCAATACTGAACTATTATGTAATATTATTGAATTTTTTAAATTTGTTCCATAATTGCATTTATCACAATAAAATTTATATTCACTCATTATTTATTAATTATATATTAAATTTATTTATATATTTTTATTTAATTATTTTATATAAATTATAAAAATATATAGAATTATATAAATTATAAATTAATTAATTATTTTTATATAAAATAAAGTAATATATAAAAATAATTATATTATACTAATATATATGAAGCCTAAAGTCAAAAAGAAAAAAGATGAAAATCTTAATTTTGATTATATGAAAACTACTAAAGACAACATCAAAAATGTTATTCGTGATGAAACTATACTTAATAATATTAATGATATTGTTATTAGAACTAATAAAATTGTCATTCATAGTTATCAATTTTTGAAATTATATTTACTTGATTTATACAAAAATAATAAATCATTTCCTATCATTGATAAAGAGTTTATTTGTGATATTTTCAAAGTTATTACTATTAGAAAATGTAATACTGGAGGATATACTGATGAAAATATGCCAGAACAACAAAAAACATTACAAGAATTTTATGATAAATATTACAAAGAAATAACTATTAAAGATGATATTTTATATTATGATAAAATGTCTTATATTCTCGCTTATGAAGCGATTGACATGGAAACTAATATTAATGTTAATATTCAAGAACATTTTTTACAACATCTATATAAATTTATTAATCTTTCATTAAATGTTAAACAAGAACGAGATAAAATAACTAAAGAAAATAAAGATAAAACTATTAGAAAAGAAAAACATAAAGAATTTTCAAAAGAAATCAATTTAGTTAAAAAAGATTTAACATCATTTTCTGATTTACAATCAAATCAAAAATATCACCAATTTATCAAAGAACAAAGAAAATTAATTTATATTGATAAAGTAAAATTTGATGAAGATAATATTGTATATGACTTAAAATCTAATACTCAAAGTTATTTAAAATCTATGTTTTATATTGCATCGGAATTAGAAAAAATATATAATAATATAAAAATTCATAATGAAAATATTACTGATGATAAGAAAATTAAACAAATTAGATTATTTAATGTAATACCATTAAGAACTAATATTATCGCTAAACATATAACTTTAGACACAGCTAGTATTGTTTGTAATTTTTTAGATAAATCATCAAGACCAGAAGATATTATAGACAAAAAGAAGAAAACTAAAAAGAAAATAACAGAAGAATCTTTAGAAATAACACATAAAGTTAAATATAGTGAAAAATGCAAAAATATAAAAGTTAATAATGTTTTTGATATAACTATTTATAATTATAAAAAAGATGATAATCAAAAAATGGTTTGGGATCATTTTTTTAAATTGAATAAAAAAACATTTAAGAAGAATAAATATGAATTCAATCATATGATTAGAACAGATGGTATTTCAATTTGTGTTTTATTTGTATTACTTGAAAATGGTAAACCTATGAGCAAAATTAAAGGTAAAAAATGTAAAGGAACTTTAAATAGTAGTTATATTGAAGATGTTAAAAATATTAATACTATTAATAAAAAATTTATATTAGCTGATCCTGGTAAAAGTGATATTATATATTGTGGTAGTAAAAATGATAATAATGAATTAGAAACATTTAGATATACACAAAATCAAAGACGATTAGAAATAGGAATGAAAAAATATAGAAAGATTATTAATAATGTTAATAATGAAACAATAATTAATGATAAATCTATAAAACAAATTGAATCTACATTAAGTTCATTTAATAGTAGAACAATTAATTATGATAAATTCAAAGAATATATAATAGAGAAAAATAAAGTAAATTATCAATTATATGAACATTATCAACAAACATTTTTTAGAAAATTTAAATTAAATACATATACTAATACACAAAAATCAGAAGCGAAGTTAATTACTAATTTTTCAAATAAATATGGCAAACCAGAAAATACTATTTTTATAATTGGTGATCATGATACAGGAAGTTATAATATGAAAGGTGTAGAACCAATTATATGTAAAAGAATACGAAGAATATTTAAAAATGCAGGATATGATACATATTTAATAAATGAATATTGCACATCAAAATTATGTAATTATTGTCATGAGAAATTAGATAAATTTCTAGTAAGAAAATCAAATAAACCGAAAGATATTATGAAAAACAATAACATATTAGTGAATGGTCTTCTACGACATGAAGTCGTTAATCTAAATGGAGAGCAAGAACAGAATCAAGTATGTAAAATTTATCATAATAGAGATAAAAATGCAGTTCAAAATATGATATCAATAATAGAAGAACTGAAAAAATCAGGAAAAAGACCTTTATGTTTTATGAGAGAAAACGTAGAGGCAATTTAAATTCATTCCCGTTTCGCGACGGTTCAGAAGTATTTATATTTCTGGAAGCTAAATTAACATTAGCTGATATACTCAAATTTTTATAGTGGGTTTGTTAAGATTATTTTTTTGTCATAAATCGTGTCATTTAAAATAGTCCCCGCTGTAAAAACAAATAATAAGAAAGATATATTAGATGAGAATATATTATATACATATATGAATATTAAACGTAATGAAAATTTAAATAAAATATATACAAAACAAAGATATGAAAGTTATATATGGCATAGTATTGTTGGTACATTATGTATATCACCAATTATTTATCATCTAGTAAAAGATTAAATATTATTATTTAAATGATCATTAATTATTTTATCTAAATCTATAAATTATATTTTTAAGATTAGCTAAATTATAATTTGTATAATTAATATTACTTATTTAAGATGTTTGTGTCATGCAATAACATAATCTAATATATATAATTTATAAATGTTATAATTAGATATAAATCCTTGCATATAATTTATAATAATAATAATATATAAATAAACTAACTAACCACACTATGATTATCATTCAATTATTATCATATATATTGATATTGAATAATAATCATAGTGCGAGAATAATAAAAAATTGCTAAATAGAATATATTGATATAATAAGATAATAATATATAAATATAAAAGATGTTGTCTAGATTAAGAAATTTAAATAAAATAAATATATTACAAAAAAATAATATTTGTAGTATATCATTAAAAAATAATAATGCCGCAGGTACCTTCGGTGATAAAATATTACAAAAAAATAATAATATAAATAAAATGATGATTGATATAAAAACTATACAAAATACATATAATGATTTAGATGAATATAAAATAATGAAATTTTTATTAAATTATAAATCATATAATGAGAATAGATATGATTTAACTAATATAATGGAAGATATAGAAGAAATAAGAAAAATAACTAAATTAAAAAATGATCAAATATTAGAAATTATATTATTAAATAAATCAAATGATAATATTAAAGAAAAAAATAATCAAGATATAATAGAAAATATAACAAGAATGATGTTATTATTTGGTTGTGGTTATATATTAGTTAAACTTTAATAATTTATTAACTTTATTAAATATATCTATATATGGTTTATTTATTCTACCATTTTTTAATTTATTTATTGTTGTTTTTATAGTATTTATTATTATATCTATATCACAATTATATAATTCACGTCTTTTTTCATATTGATAACCCTTCTAATTTATATTTAATTATATCTTTAACTAATTTACTATTATTACATTTAATATTAAATATTATATCATCATCTTTATTACCAGTTTTATAAACATTAACTCTATTATTCATATTTCTAGTATATCCTATTTTATATAAATTAATATCATAATTTTTATTAATTTTAATATATATCATATCATTATCATCATATATATTTTTATTTAATTTTCTAATAAGTTTTCTAATAATAAAATTCTTTTTTTTTAATTTAATTTCATAACAATGTTGTAATATAGATTTAATTTCAGGAATAATTTCAAATAATAACCAATTTTTAAAATCTTTATTATTATTGTTATATAATAGATTTAATAAACCATATTCACTAATATATGTTTTATTATCTATTGTTAATAAAAATAATTTTTTAATATTTTTAATTGATTTATTAGGTTGTTTATAATTTAATATTAAAAATAATTCATCTAATGATATATAAATATTTAAATAATTATCAGAAATAAAAGTAATATTTTTATTATCAAATATATAATTAAATATTTTATTCATATATATATAAATAAGATATAAAATCAAATTCTAGTGACATAACCACCAAATGTATTTCCATCATTTACATAATCATCATAATCTTTAATAAAAATATTTTCATAATTTCTATTATTGATATATATCATAATATATCTATTTGTTCTCCAATTAAAATCAGGTTATTATTATCTATAATTATTAAAATTTTATATAACAAATTCTATTTCATTATTATATGGATCTTCATAATCATAATAATCAAATATATCATATGGAATAATATCTTATAGATTGAACTAAGATATTATATTATTAAATGAGATATTATCAATTAAAATAACTTAACTAGGCATATTTATTATATTTATTATATTTGTTATATAATAGATCATATAATATATTATATTTTACAATTTTTTAATATTTATAAATAAAAGTATTTGTGTTCAATTAAGTTATCATTATGATATTAAATAAGGATAAAATTATTTGAGAAATAATTTTAAATGATAATTTTTTTAATATAATATAATAAATATATGATAGAAGATGAGATAAAGAAATTAGATAAAAATATACAAAATATTATAATATATAATAAAGAAATAGATGGACCAATAAATAATGATTTTTATAAATATATTAATAATAAAGAAATATATGATTTAGAAATGGAAATGAGAAATGAATGTATAAATAGAAAAAGTATATATGATGAATCTGAAAAAATAGTCATAAATGGTTATAATTGTATTAAAATTAAAAAAAATTATGATATATATAAATCATTTAGTGGTTTTATTACATATAATCAATATAATAAATATTTAAATAGTAATATTACTAAACCTTCATGGTTTGCATCTAAATATGTGATATATATAAGAAATAGATTTGTTTGGGGTGGTATAATATCATTTAAATTAAAAGAAGATTTAATATTATTAGATTATTTTAATAAAGATAATTTAAAAAAAATATTAAATGAAATAAATAAAATAAAAGATAATAAAATAAGAGATTATTTGAATAATGAATTAAAATATCTATCTGGTTATAATATATCATTATCACAACAAATATTTTATCATTATAATAAATATAGATGGAATGAAATATGGTTATATACTAAAGTGATATTTCCAAAAAAATTTAGTCATTTTTATTGTGATAATATTAATAAAATAGATGGTTTGAATCCAATAATGAAAGTTAAAGGAACATATAAATATGATATTATATTATTTGATTATATTATTAATAAATTAGATTTTATAGATGGTGTTATAAAAAAACAAATATTTAGTTCATTAGAATTATGTGGTATATATAATAATGAAGAATTAGTTATTAAACATATTTCACAAAAAAATAAATTATTATATGATTTAAATAATCCATTAACTTGGACTAATTGGAATATTAAAGATTTAACAAATTATAAAGGTATTGAAGTTTCATTACCTAATTCACATTTCTTATATAATACTATTAGTAATAACTATAATTTTAATTTATTTAAATTTATTACTAATAATTATCAATCATATAATGATCTTAAAATTAATATATCAAAATTGATAAATAATAATTTAGATTATATATTATCATATAATATACATTCATTTATACATATAAATAAACATCAAAATTATGATATAAATTTTAATGATATATTAAATTTATTAACAATGGATAATAATATTAAATATTTATCATTATATGAAGTTTCATTTAAAACATCTAAATATAAAAAATTATTTATTAAACATCTTAAATTAAATGGTTTTAATAATATAATATTTTGTATAAATGGTGATCCAAATAATAATACATATATAATATTTGCATCTAAATCTAATATAAAAAAATATGATATATTGAATATGAATAAATTATATGATAAAATAAAAATGGATAAAGAAATAGAATATTTAAGAGAAAAAATAACAAAGATAAATAGAAATAATTTAATTGTAGAATTAGAAAATGGACTTAAAATATGTTGTTTACATTTATCAATTGGTATAAGATATATAAATTTAGGTTATGATAAAGAATTAGAGGATTTAATAATAGATATAAATTATAAATTTAGATTAAATGAATTAAAATCAATAATAGAAGAGAAACCGAATATAATAATAGGTGATTTTAATTTTACAATAAATGATAAAGAATCAAAATATTTGATAGAAAATGGATATATAAATAATAATAAAGATAATAATAATACAACACCATTTAATAGAGTTGATCATTGTTATTCTAATATTAAAATAAATAAAAATGAAAGAATCATTTGTAATTATTCAGATCATTTAGCTATACTTCAACCATTAAATATTTAATTAAATGATATTTATTTTCATTAAAACTCCATTCTAATAATTGATTTTCATAACCATAACAATAATATATATATCTATTATCATTATAACCATATGATAAACATAGAATAGTTTTTGATAAAAATAATAGATAATCCTTATTTAGATTATTTATTATTAAATTATATAATCTTTTTAATATAATTATATCATCATATATAAATTGTATTTTAACTAATTTATCAATTAAACTTGTAATAATATAATCATTTATATATAAATTTTTATCTAAATAATAATCTATTATATAATAAACAATATTCTTATTACTAAATTTATTCTTTGTTAAATGTTTGAATCTTTTATTATATACTAAAATTTTTATTATAGTATCATTTAAATCTAATATATTTAAATTATTATCAATATGATCTAATAATATATTAAAAATAGTAATATTAATGTCAGGTATGGAAAAAATATGAAGATTATTTATAAGTATATTATATAATTCTTTTTTATTATATAACATAGAATGTTTAATAAAACTAATATCATTAGATTCTATAGCTTTGAATATATCAAATATCATTTTTATTGTATCAAAAATATATTATATATTATTATATTATAAATATTTTATCAATTTTTTTTAATATTCATAAATAAATCATGCAATATCATAATCTAATAATAATAATAATTTAAAATAATATTCATTAGATATTTATCTTTGCATATCATTTTTATCTAATATATTTATCAACAAATATCTATTTACACAATTATTGATATATAATGAAATTATACTTATATATATTATATAATTGATATTGTGTGTATTATATATATTTATTTGTTTTTAATAAAAAAATATGAAAAATAATCCACAAAATAGTTAAAAATAATTTATTAAAAAAATAATCCACAAAATAGTTAAAAATAATTTATTGAAAAAATAATCAACAAAATAGTTAAAAATAATTTATTAAAATAATCCACAAAATAGTTTTAAAATAATTAAATTTATTTAGATTTTTTCTTAGAATCATCAAATTTTCTACAAATGATACAATGATTATATTTATCTTTATTGATAGTGATATGAATTTTTTGCATAGTTATTTCTTTAATATAAGATACAATTTCATTAAATATATTTTTAAGATTATCATCAATATATACTTTATTATCATAAAAACTATATTTATCAATTCTATCAGTTAAAACTAATTTTAATTGATGATAAGGATCAATAAAGTATTTATCATTTTTGTAAATATAATTAATGATTTGATAAATATCATAAGAACTATCTAATCTAACTTCAATAGGAATATCATCATCACCTTTATTAATAACAGTAGGATTAATTGAAGAAATATCACTATCAGTAATTTTTTTGATATCATCACTGGTAATAGTACTTGATTTATTAATTTTTTTTAATTTATCTAATTCTCCTTTTAATTTATTATTTTCATCTCTTAAAATATCATTTTCATCTTTTAAAATATTATTTTGTTTTCTTAATCTATCATTATCCAAAGATAATTCTTTATAATTAGGACCAGAAGGTTTAGTAGTAGATAATGTAGTAGAAAAATGAGGATTAATATTATTAAATTGTTTTTTAGGTTTAGTTTGTTGTGATTGTTGAAATAATTGGAATTGTTGAAATTGTTTCAATGTTTCAGGATCCATTTTTTTTTAAACTCAAATAACGTAATAGTCAATATCAATATATATATAAATTTCAACAATATATATCTATCATATATCATATAATATTTTTTTGCAATTTTTTTTAATTTATATATACTTCATAGGCTGGTATAATTCTATAAACTCATATATTTATAATAATAGAATTATATTAGTTTATGAAGTATATATTGATATATGAATATAATAGAATAATATTAGCCTATGAAGTATATATTGATATATGAATATAATAATAGTGAATGAAGTATATATAATAATAGTCTATAAAGTATATATGATTATTTACATAAAACAATATGATATTGAGATATAAGGATATTATCAATACCAAATAAGAATAAGAAGAAATTAAGTATGAGACCAAATAGACCAAAACATTCAAATAAATTATCAATATATTCTTGATCAATTAAATTAATATTAATTTTATAGTAAGTATTACTAGCAATATCATAAAAGAATTTTCTATTTAAAATATTACCAAAATCAACATTAATAAATGGAATATATTTAATTATTGATTTTAAATTAACTAAAATATGAGGATTATCATTTAAATTATTAATAAAATGAATTTTTGTTGATAATTTAATTAAATTATTATCAATATAATTAATCATTTTTATAATTAAATCTTTGGACATAAGAGGTGCCGATTCAGTAAATACTATATGATCAAATTTAATATCAGATTTAAATTTAAATAGATCAATTAATTGAACAGAAAGATAATTTTGAAGATTATTAGAGATAACTCTTTGTTTACACATATCAATATAATCTTTATCAATATCAATACCAATAATTTTAAGATTTTTTTGTTTAATGATATTAATATTATAATCTTTATCATAACAGGCACCATTACCGATACCAACATCTAATATAATAGAATTATTTTCTAAAGTTTTTAAAAAATGATAAAATAATTTAGGAGTAGCTAATTTAAGATCATTTCTACCTAACCAATAATCATATAATTGAGATCTATCATTATTCATTATAAAAAGATAAATGTAATATAATATAAATATAATATAAAAAAAATTGCTAAAACAACTCATTATATATAAATAATAATAAAATATAATATATAAAAATGAGGCGGGGGATAAAAATCTTTTTGAGATTTTTAACCCACACGCCTTGATCCGATAAAGTTCTAAAACTTTATCTCTCGACAAAAATATTATTAGTAGGTTATAGTGGTTGTGGTAAAACAACTTATATAAATATTATAAAAGGTTTAAATTTTTCACCATTATATAAATCATCTGATAAATTAGTAATTAATCAAATAAATAATGATTTAATTATATATGAAGTAGGTGGTTAAGAAGATTGGAATTTTAATGATAATAATATTATAAATCAAATAGATAAAATAATAATAATGATAGATATTCAAAATTCATATAATATAAATGAATATATACATAAATATATGACATATGATAAACCAATATATTTATATATAAATAAGATAGATTGTAAAATATCTAAACCAAAAAATGTAGCATTAGAAGAATATTTACAAAAATTATTAGATACATATAATATTACAATAATTAGAATATCATGTAAAACAGGTGAAAATATAAATTTTATTCATTTTTTATAAAATCTATATTTATCTAATTGAATCATCAATTTAGATAAATCTTTTGTAGCTTTTTTAATTTTATAATCACATTCTATTATTTCATTTATTGATTTATCATAATTATTCAAATTATTTTGTATATTATTCAATAGATTATTCATTTGTTGATTCATTTGTTGATTCATTTGTTGATTTATTTGTTGATTCATTTAATTGTTCAGATATTTCATTAGAAGTATTATTATTATCATTATATACAGAAATTAAAGATTGCAAATTTTTTTTATCATCTTTAATTTTTTGTAATCTTTCTTTAATATCAACAATATTAGAATTATCTTGATTTAATTTATTAAGAATGTTATTAGATTGATCTAATAAAGTTTTAATTTTGTTATGTAAATCAGCAATATTTTGTGTATTTTGACTCATTCTATTTATTATAATATTATATTATTATAATAAATTATTATTACTTCACGCAATTATATCATACTATAAATATCATTAAATATAATAAATAATTAGATGATAAAATATCATTAAATAAAAATAATAGTATTATATAATAAATAAACTAATAATAATAATGAATAAAAATATAATAGAATAAACAATTATAATTGAAAAATATGATAGAAAATTTATGATTTTGTAAATAATTTAATAATATAAGATAAAATATTATAATAATCATTATTATCTTTATTACCACCAGATTGATTTATTATATTTTTAAAATTACTTAGATCTATATTATAAATAACAGATTTTTCTAAATAATTATGAATACTATAAATAATATTATCTAAAAATTCATATTTAATATAATCTTCAACATTATTAGAATAATTTAATTTATATTTATTACATATATTTTTAGATATATTTACTAATATTTCATCTAATTTCAAATCAATATAATTTTTTTTTTTATCAAAATTATTATATTGTTTATATTCATTTATTTTATATTCATAATTAGAATTATTTTGAAAATAATTATATAATAAATAACAAGATGGTGTAAATTTATATTTATAATAATAATATTGATTAGTAATAATGTTATTAAAATATAATTCAAAAGTAAATATCATACCATCAATATAATTTTGTATTAGATCATCAGTTTGATTATCATTAAAATCAAATATATATTTTAATCTATTATTATTTAATGTTATGGTATTATAATTATCATTTTTAATATAATTAAACATATATATATCACTAATTGATCTATGTGTTAAATGAAGAAAATTTATATAAATCTTATTATTATCAAAAGAAACATATATAATTATATTTTTTTCTTTTAATAATTTATATTTATCAAATGGATAAGAGATATTATTATTAATTAATTTGTCAATATTAAAGAAATTTTTTTTTGAAGTATTACTTATTTCAATAAATTTAATATTATTAAAAATATCATGATTATCTTTATTTATATTTATAAAATTATAATAAACTATATTATTATAATTTGTATTATTATATCTAATTATAATAATTGTCTTAATATTATGATTAAAAATATTATTACTATATTTTTTGAAGTTTAATATTAAATTATTTTTATCATTATCATTATAATTTTGTATTGAATGTTTAATTATATTATATATATTATTAGCTTCAATTGTATCACTAATTACTTGTTTATTTTTCTTATTAATTCTAATAGTATTATCATTACCAATATATTTGAAAAATAATTTTAATTGAACAAAATCAATAATATATTTATTATTATCAAATTTAACAATATTATCTTTATAAAATTTATAATATATTTTTACTAAATTATAAAAATCATTACAAAAATATAGTTTTGGAATGAAATCATTACCTAAAAACATAGATAAAAACATGATATCAAGAATAAAATAATTATTGTAAATATTAGATTTATTAATATTTATACTATCTATAAATTTATTTATAAATATATATGTGAAATTATTATTATTTATTTTAATATTATTATCATCATTATTATATTTATATTCATTATAATTACCATATGTCATAACATTTAATATATCAATATTATTATTATTATTTAAATTATGATATTTTAATATAGTTGATAATATAATGGAATCTGAATCTGGTGACACAAATAATATATTTTTATTATTTATATTTTTAATATATATTTCATTAACTATATAATAATATATTTCATGTTCTGCCTCTCCTTTATTTAATGAATTATTAATTTCTATATTTTTATGTTTTTCTGTAATTAATTTTTCTAATTCAATAACTATCTTACTACCAGAAGTAACAATAACATTATCTTCAATATTTTTAATATTAAAACCATCATTTTTATGAATACCATCATTTAAAAATAATATAGTATCAATTCTATTATAAATCTGTCTATTTATTTGTTCTTGAATTTTTGCAACAGTTGGTATATTATCAAAAAAGATTATAATTTTAGTATTATCATCTTTTTTATTTTTATCTATAATATCTAAAATATTAGAATAAGTATCATATAATATAAAATTAAAAACTTGTTTATCATCTAATATAATTTTATGTATATAACTAATAATTTGTTGAAATATAATATCATATGTATCATCTTTATTAAAATTATTACATAATTTATTACTATTATAATTTATTAAATTTTTTAATGATAAAACATAAAATATGAATTCTTTTAAATTTTCTTGATTATAGATAATATTTTGTATGTTACTATTATTATATTTTTTATTAAAATCATTATATAATTGAATAACTTTTTTAGAATTATAGAATAAAGAAAAACAATCAATAAGAATATAATCATATTTAATAGTTGGAATATTAGATATAAATTTATTATTTATTTTATTATTATATTTTTTTAATGTTGAAAGAAATTTGTGTATACCCATTTATATAATCTATATATAAATAATAAAAATAGAGATTTTAAATACTATTAAAAAAAATATAATAATAATATATATGAATTTTAATAATTTTAGAAATCAATGGAATAATGATATTAATTTATATAATAGAACTAAATATATTAATAATTGGATAAATAATGAAATAACTTATGGTTTAAATAGTGGAGAAAATATAACAATAAATAATGATAATAAAAATTATCGTCTAGGTAAATCAATATATTATAATAATACAGATCAATGTCAAATACAAAAAAGAAATTATTTACCAGTATATTTAAAACATAGTGATTATCCATGGATAGTAAATAGAAATTTTGAAGATCCATTATTTAATCAAAATAATGAGTATAAATGTTGTAAGAAAAATAATATTAATAAAAATAATAGTAGATTATTAGATGTTTATTTAAAAACAAATAGAAATACAGGAAGAGAAAGTTATATATTATCAGATGATATAGATTTATGTAGAATTTTAAAAAATTATCATGTTAAAGAAGATTATTTACATGATTATATAAATAAAAATTATCTTCCTATTATAATAAATATTTTAAAAGATCATAACGGTAATTATAGAAATGATTGGTTTTATAATGATATTAATAATAGAATATTAAATAATGTTAATAAAATGATAATGTATAAAATATGTTTAGAAATTTATAATATTATGAATGGTAGATTAATATATTTTGAAGAATGTGTATGTAGAGGTGATCCAACTCATGATACTATGAATGTAAATTTGAGATTTATAAGAGAACAAATGGATAATGAAGTATTTAATATATTAATAGGACAAGATGATTTTAGGATAGAAATAATAAATTTTTATGAATATTTAGAAGATAAATTATTAGATATAAATAATTTAATAATATTAATAAATATAATGGAACAATATTTAACAATATCAAATGATAAAACAACAGATTTATATCAAATATTTATAATATCATTAAATAATATATCAAATAAACATCCTAATATATCAATATTAGATATATATGATGGTATAGATATTAATTATAATCAAATTAATTATGATAAATTATATCAATTATATAATAATATAGATAAAACATATCCATATTTAGAAAATTTTTATTATAATAATCAATTTAATGATGAATATATAAAAAATAAATTATTAGAATTACAAGTATTACAAAATAATTGGAATAATAAAATAAATCAGTTGAATATAAATAATTCAATAACAATGAATTTTAGCATTTTTAGAGATAAAGAATATAATATAATCAATACAATATTTAAGATATATAAGTTATATGAATTAGAATATGACGATATTAAAGATAAATTGAATCAAAAATATATTGAATTAGTAGTATTATTAAAAGATGATCTACGAAATTATTTTAAAATAATATTTAAAATATTAAATAGATATTCTTCATATAATTATAATCAATTAGATATATATAAACTATTAAATAAAGATATTATAGATTATTTATATAATATTGATAATATATCAATATGTAAGATAATAGATAATACAATAAATAATGCCATAGGCACCTTTAGTGATAATGTTATAGAATGTATAATAAATATGATAAATTTAGTTAAACAATTATATATATATGATGAAAATAATAAATTAATAAAAAAAGAAACTGTAATAGAAGATATTTTATTATTTAATGATAAAATAATATATTTAGATGTATATAATATAGATAATATTATTAATTTATCTATTCAAATAAATAAAGAATTAGATGAAAAAATTCAAATAAATAAAGAATTAGATGAAAAAATTCAAATAAATAAAGATAAAGAATTAGATGAAAAAATTCAAAAAGATATCTTAAAATTATTAATAATTTATTTAATTAAAAAAATAAATATAGATAATAATATAGATATAATTGATAATTTAGAAGAATTATATAATAAATATAAAGTTGGTAATATTCAGTTATTAGCAAATATATTAATTCCATATTCAAGATATTATATAGATAAAAATAATAATATTAATTCAATTATTGATAAATTAATTGCAATTTTTTGTCATTATAATATAACTAATAAAGATAAATGTATTAATTATAATTCTAATACAAGTATATATGATGATAATTTAATTTATATATATTCATTATTATTAAAATATATAAGAAAAAATAATAAAATAGAAGAGAAGAAAGAACAATTAGTTGATGATTTATTAAATGATTATAATATATATAGAAATAGAAAAATAGAAGAAAAAAAGAGAAAAATAGAAGAACAAAATGAAGATGAAAATATAAAAAAAAAAGAGAAAAGATGATAAAGATAAAAAAAATTAAAAATATAATAATATAAAAAAATTGCAAAAAAATAATGATTATATATAGTATATTGAATATTACTTGATTAAATTAAATATATAAAATGTTATATAATAATGATGATGAAATATTAGAATATGTTGAAATGGATGATATTATACCATCAATACCTACTAAAAATAAAAGAAAATTGTTATTAGATGATATAATAGAAAGATCATCTAATAATAATAAATCATATAGTTATGAAACAAGAAATAATTCATTAAAAAGAAGATTATTTACTGAAGATATCTTTTGTGATGAATTAGAAGAATTAGATGGATATTATATATTGGATGATATAAATACATTAAAATATATAATAGATGAAAATTATAGACAAAATATATATAATAGATATGATAAATCGAAATTAATATTAAATTTGACTAATATAGGAGATATATTATATATAGATAATGATATATTTAATGTTTATAAATTGAATATAGAGGGATGTAGAAATATAGTATCTATAACTAATTTAAATGAATTAAAACATTTAAATATAAAAAGATGTAATCAAATAGAAGAGATATCTAATTTAAATAGTTTAGAGTCATTAAAAATAGAGAAATGTTTATCATTAAAAAAGATAGATGATCATTTTGATAATTTGATAGAATTAGAAATGACAGAATGTTTTAATATATTTAATATAAGTAATATATCTAATATTAAAAATATGAAAATTATAAAATGTGTAAATTTATCAACAATATCTAATATTATTAATTTAAATAAATTATATATAGAAGAATGTAATTTATTAAAAGAAATAATAAAATTAGATAATTTAGAATCATTATATATAGAGAAATGTCATAAGATAGAATCATTAGAAAATTTAAATAATTTAAAATATTTATCATTAAATTATTTAAAAAATATTAAAAAAATTAATAATTTAGAGAAATTAGAATCATTATTAGTAATATCATGTTTATCATTAGAAGAAAGATTAAATATAAATGATAAATGTTATATTAAAGTAATAACTTATTAAAGATATCTAATATATAAATTATATAAAAATGAAATTACGAGATAAATATTTATTATTAAATTGTAATAGAACATATATAAAAGGATGGTTACATTTATTTACATCTATTATTTTATTAAATTATTATTTAAATAATAGAAATAAAAGAAAATTAATATTTTTTATATTATCATTTTTAATAAGTGGAATATATCATTTAATATCATTTGATAATATTATATATGATAAATATATTTCATTATTAGATTATATATTTGTTTTAATATTAGTATATATAGTATTTACATATAATAATTTATATAAGAAATATAATAAATTAACTCATATATTAAAATATATATTGATAATAACAATAATGATATTATGTTATCAATATCTAAAATTAGAAGATAATTATTATAAATTATTTAAGAATATATATATAATTTATTTAATATTATTAGTGATGGTATTATTACCAAATATAATAAATAATAATGATTATATATATAATATAATAATACCAATAATAATAATAAATAGTGTTAGAATAATAAATATAGATATGAGTTATAAAAAAATATGGAATAATCATGATATATTTCAAATATTATCTGTTATATATTGTTATTATTTTATAAAATATTTGTGTTAGATATCAAATATACTAATATAAATAAAAAGATAATATATATTATTTATATAATGGAGTCATTTTATTATAATGATCAATAATAATAACATTAAATATAAGAAATAAAATTAGAATTAAATGTTATAGGATGTAATATAATGAATTTGATAAAATAAAATATAAAATTATAAGAAATTATAGAAAAATAAGAAAATATAATCAAAGAATTATATGATATGATGAAATAATAAGATATTAAAATATAATAAATAACAGATTATAATAAGAAATAAAATATTATATATAGTGAAATTAATTCATAAAATAGTGAAGAAATAAAAATAGATCATTAGAATTAAATATCAAATGAGTTTAATTAAAGTTATGAAAAATTATGATTTAATATTTGATTAAAAATATTATAAATAAATTTATAATATTTTTAATAATTTTATTATATATTGATACATCTTATATAGATTTATAATAAAGTAATAGTAACATAACCATAACCATTATTGGAGTTATAACCTATATTAGTAATATTAGTTACTAATGATGAATAGAATGATCCACCACCACCACCATTATTACCATTAGCACCACTACCACCACCACCACCAGAATAACCACCACCACCACCAGTACCACCATTATCAGAAGTACCACCACCTCCTCCACCAAAACCTCCATCACCACCTTTATTATCACTATTATCATATCTAACACCACCAATACCACCATTTCTAGGTGATCTTCCACCTTGAGCACCTTGAGTTCCTGATTGATAATTATAATTACTTGGATTATTACCACCAGTACCATTAGTTAACCAACCAGCACCACTACCAGCCCAATAAGAAGTACTAGAACCACCATAATTAGTTGAACCACCATTACCACCTGGATATCCACCATTACTAAAACCATAAGAATGCTTACCATCAAAATTTGTAATATTAGCATGTTTTACAGTATCACTTGATATTTGATTACCACCAGCACCACCACCAGCAACAATTAATGGATATGTATCTGTATCATTTATATATACAAAAGTACCACAACCACCACCTGAACCAGCATTATCAACAGCAGCATCTACATCATTAGT